GCTGTTCATCGGCCGGATGCGGCGCCTGGCCACGCCCGAGCATCCCTCCAATGGAAGCCGTCACCCATGACCCTCGACTCCCTAGAAGCCGTTGACCTTGACGACCAAGCCGAGCTGATCCAGCAGTACCGCGAGGCGTGTGATGCCCTCGACTACTGGAAGGTCCGGCGCGACGATCTCAAGACCCACCTGCTCAACCTGATCGGCCCCGCGACCCAAGGCCTGATCGGTGGCGCCACCGTCATCCGGCGCATCCACGTCAACGCGACCCGGCTCGATCAGGCCGGGCTCACCAAGGCCTACCCGGACATCGTCAAGGCCTTCATCGTCCCGATGGTCTACGACAAGCTCAAGCTGCCCAGCGACAAGCCGTCGTCCCGGTGACCAGCGCCCCCGAGGGCGCCCCGATCCGCCAGGCCGCCCCGCCGCCGTCCCTTCCCGAAGATTCGCCGGTCCCGCTGGACTCGATCCTCATCGCGGAATGGGTGCGCGACCTCCTGGTCACCGTCAGTGACACCACGCCGCGCTCGCTCCAGGCCAGCCTCGGCCCGTCCGAGATCGGGCAGCGGTGCGACCGCCGGATCGCCTACCGGCTGGCCGCCGCCCCGATCGTGAACCTGAGCGACCCGACCAAGGCCCTCGTCGGGATCGGCACCCACGGCGCCCTGGCCGACGGCTTGCGCCGCCTCGACCCGACCCGCTACCTGGTGGAGCACCGCGTCACCTACCGGGGCATCACCGGGTCGGCCGATCTTTACGACCGCTACAAGCACCGGCTGATCGACTGGAAGACGACCAGCCCGCGCCGGATCGTCCGCTACCGCACGGACGGCGTCCCGGCCAACTACTCGACGCAGCTCGCCATCTACGCGCAAGGGCTGATCGCCGAAGGGCTGCCGGTCGAATCGACCGCCCTGGTGTTCATCCCGCGCGACGGCAAGCTTGAGGACATCTACGCCTGGTCGGCCGCGCCGGATCAGGCCGTCGCCGACGAAGCGATCGACCGCTACCTCGCCCTCGACGCCCGGGTTGCCGCTGGCGCCCATCCGGCCGACTTCCAGCCCTGGCCGTCGGCCCTCTGCCCGTACTGCCCGAACTTCGCCCCTGAGGCGGCCGACCTGGCCGTCGCATGTCCCGGAAAGAAGGACGCCCCGTGAGTCAACCCATCCCGCAGGCCCAACCACCTGCACCGGCTGGCTTCCAGCCGTCGAATGAGATCGGCGCATTGGTCCGGTTCGTCGTGCACTCCTACGACCCCGCCGCGATCACCCCGTGGGAAACCCGACCCGAGGTCCAGTGCGAGGCCGACATCATCACCGGCTCGCACCTGGCCGGGCAGCACTTCGGCCCGATGAAACTGTCCGGCAAGATGCTGGCGCCGCAGCTCGGCGGGCACGTCGGCCAAGGCGAAGTGTTCGGCCGCCTCGCCGAGCAGCCCGGCCGCAACGCCAACCCGGCCGTCTACCTCGGCCCGCTGATGCCGGGTGACGAGGCGATCGTCCAGCAATGGCGCGCGAGCACCCAAGGCGCCATGGCGGACCCATGGGCGGCCCCGCAGCAGGATCAGGCCCCGGCGCCGCCCCCGGCTCCGCAGCCGTACGCCGGGCAGCCTCCGCAGCCCTATGGCGCGCCGCCGCCTCCCCCGCAGCAGCCGTCCCAGCATCCGGCGTACCCGCCGCAGCAGCCCCAGCCGCAAGCTTGGCCGCCCGCCCCGTCCGGCCCGCCGTACCAACCACCCGCCCCGGCACCGCAGCCGCAGCCGCAGCAAGGCCCGCCGCCCGGCTACCCACCGGCGCAACCGCAGTACCAGCCCCCGCAGCAACCGCCCGCCCCGCAGCAACGGCCGGGCGACGACCCGCCGCCCTTTTAGAGATCGGAGCATCCCGATGCGAACACGTACCGAGGCGGGCGATCAGATCGTGGTCTGCGATCGCAAGCTGACCTACTACTGGAGCGGCCAACCCGACCTCCAGGTCGGCGAGGGCGTGCTCTGCCCGGGCAACTGGGTCACCGACTACAAGCCGTTTCCGATGACCGTGACGGCCATCGGCTCGGACTACACCGGCGCACTCGTCGGCATCCTCGGCCGCTTCCAGGGCGCCGATCGTTGAGCGAAGCCGACCCGTTTGAGGCCGTGCTGGCGCACCTGCACGTTCGGCACCGGCGAGGGGACCGGGCGGAAGCCATCTGCCCGGCCCATGACGATCACACCGCCAGCCTGTCCATCGCCAAGGGCGCCGAGCACCCGGTCGTGTTGCACTGCCACGCCGGGTGTCCGCCCGAGGCGATCCTGCTCGCACTCGGGCTGACCTGGGACGCCCTGACCGGCACCGGCCAGCCGCACATCGTCGCGAGCTACCACTACACCGACGCGGCCGGTGGGTGGCTCTACTCGGTCGATCGGTGGGTGCCCAAGGCGTTCCGGCCCCGGCTGCCCGATGGCACGCCGGTACGGCCCCCGGCGGCCGTGGAAGTGCTCTACCGGCTGCCCGAGGTCGTGGCGGCCATCGACTCCGGGCGCACCGTCTACCTGGTCGAGGGCGAGAAGGACGCGGACGTTGCCCGCGAGTTCGGCCTGACCGCGACGACCGCGATGTCCGGCGCGACCCAACCGTGGCTGCCGCAGTTCACCGACACGTTGCGCGGCGCCCGGCTGGTCATCGTGGCCGACACCGACGTGCCCGGCCGGACCCGGGCGCGCAAGCTTGCGGCCGAGCTGGCGCCGTCGGCCATCGAGGTACAGGCCGTCGTGCCGCGCTACGGCAAGGACTTGGCCGACCACCTGCTGGCCGGGTACTCGACCGATCTGCTCGACCCGCTCCCGGCCGAGGGATCGCTGGTCCGCTACACCCTCGGCAACGTCCGCGTGCTGCCGATGCGCTGGGCCTGGCAAGACTGGATTCCGGCCGGGATGCTGTCGCTGATCGAGGGCGAACCCGGTGACGGCAAGAGCGTCCTGACGTGCGACCTGGCGGCCCGCTGGACCACCGGCAAGCCGATGCCGGACGACTCGGCTAACGCCTTCGGCGGCCCGGTCATGGTCGGCATGGTGTCGGCCGAGGACGACCCGGCCCGGGTGATCAAACCGCGCATCGTCGTCGCCGGTGGCGACCCGAACCGCATCGTGTTGCTGGCCGGGATGCCGATCGTCGGGCAGCGGTACATCCGCAACGTCGACCTGGAGACGGATGTCGAGGCCTTGCGCGAGGCGATCGAGGGCGCCCGGCTCAAGGTGTTGATCCTCGACCCGTTGATGGCCTACCTCGGCTCGACCCGGACGGCCGTCGACTCCGAGGTCCGTAAGGTGCTGACCCCGCTCAAGGTGCTGGCCGAAGAAACCGACTGCGCCATCGTCTGTGTCCGCCACCTGCGCAAGGCCGGTGGAAAAGCTGTGCACGCGGGCGGCGGGTCGATCGCGTTCACCGGGCAGGCCCGGTCGGTGATGGCCGTCGGGCAGGACCCCGACAAGACGAACGAGGGCGGCGAGCACGGCCGCGTCCTGGCGATGACCAAGACGAATGTCGGCGTGAAGCCACCGTCACAGTCGTATTGGGTGGTCGCCGACGCCATGGGTTTCATCCTGGCCCCGCGCGTCGCTTGGGACGGCGAGAGCGAGCTGTCGGCCGAGGACTTGATGCGCCAGCACGAAGCGGCCTCCCGCGCCGTGATGGCCGAGGTCACGGCCGAGGCGATCCGGTGGCTGACGATCGAACCGCTGGACTTCCCCACCTTGAAGCGCCGGATCGGGGCGGGCGGCGTCGAGTGCTCCGACGACACGTTGCGCCGGGCGCTCCGGGCCATCGCCCACAAGATCGTGACCGGCCTCGGCGCGTCGAACAAGACGGTTTGGATGCTCAACGGGCCGGGCGAGCTGCCGCCGGTGCCCGATGGCGCCGAATCGGACATTGACGGCCAACCCTCAACCGTTTCCGGTTCCACCGACACCCGTAAAGGGTTGAGGGTTGGGCCGGTTTCGGACGATTCGTCGGAACCCCCGCTACTGCCCGAGATCGACGCCGACCAGGCTGTCGAGTGCGAGGTCTGCGGCAACGCCGAACCCGGCCTGCTCTACATCACCGCGCGCCGGGCATGGCGCTGCCGCCAGCACCCGCCGGACCTCGGATGAGCACTTCCACCAGGGCGCCGCGCGTTCCACCGCCAGGGACGCGCCTGGAGGCCGCGCTGCCTCTGCGCTGGGTCGAGGCCCCCGAAGCTTGCCGGTACTGCGGCGAGCCGACCCGCTGGCGCACCGCGACCAACCGCCGGACCCACCCGACGTGCTCTGACGCCTACGTCTACGGCATGACCGACGCGGCCATCTCGGCCGCGCTGTTCGACCTGGCCGCCGCCTTCCCCGGCTCGATGCTGCTGCCGCCCGCGCCACCCGTCGCCCGGCCCCGTGGCCGGACCGGCCGCTGCACCTGGTGCCCGAAACCCGGCATCGGGTTGGTCGGCGACGGCTACCTCCACTGCGGTGACCACCTGTTGTGGAACCCGCTGTCCACAGGAAGGCCGACACGATGATCGTCAAGGCGTACGTCCGCGTAGCCAAGGGCTCGCGCGGCCCCAAGCTGATCGCCACCGTCAAGCCGAACACGACACCGCTGGAGGACGGCGCGCGCAACCCGCTGCCGACCGTGTTCTTCGCCGTCGCGTTCGACGTGCCCGACGAGTCGTTCCGGCGCGCCCAGCAAGTCATTGCCGAGGTCAAGGTCGAGGACCCCGGGATCGCAGCCACCGTCCGGCAGATCGGGGAAGCATCGTGAACACCGTCGTCACCGCCCTGCTGATCGTCGTCTGGGTCGGCTTCGCGGTCGGCATTTGCTGGGCGCTGGCCGAGGATGTTCGTTCGCTCGATCGGCGTCACGACAAGCCCGAGGTCGGCGAGCCACCGAGCAACGTCAACGTGTTCTGGCCGGACCAGTGACCGCCGCGCTTTCGAGTCCCGAGACGGCCGATGACGTGCTGACGTGGATGACGCTGCGCTGCGATGGCACCGGCCGGGTGACGGCCAGCCATCGGGACATCGCCGCCGCGTTGGGCATCGGGCGCACCACGGCTGCCAACGCGATTGCCCGGCTGCTGGCCGCCCATCGCGTCGTCGTCCTTCGTCGCGGGACCGGCTACCGCTACCCGACCGTGTGGTGCGTGATGTCGTGAACCGCGCCGAGGCCGACCGCGAAGCTTGGGAGGACGGCACCCACCCGTGCCAGGTCAACGGGCACTGCGAGCCATGGGACCCGCAGGACACCGAGTGTGTCCGGTGCGGCGCCGATCTGTCGGTGCCCGAGGACGAGCGGTGACCGACCCGACCCCGGCCGAGCTGGCCGCCGAGCTGCCGCCGCGCGACGTGCTCGATTGGGTCCAGGTGACGTACGACCGGGACGGCGCCGAGGTCTGGCTGCTCGCCTGGAAGATGGGCGACGAGGGCCGCCGGACCCGGCTCGTCCGGCTGGCCCGGATGGCGAGCGGCGGGACGTGATCGACTCCTACAGCTTCGTCGTCCTCGGCAAGCCGATCACCCAAGGCAGCAAGCGGTACGTCGGCAACGGCCGGATGATCGACCCGCCCGCGCTCCAGCCGTGGCGCGACGCGATCTCCTGGCACGCCCGCCGCGCCCGGCCGGATGACTGGCCGACCGATGTCGCCTACACGGTGCACGCGACGTTCAGCTTCCAACGGCCGATGTCGCGCAAGGAAGGGTCCCGCCACGTCATCGCGCCGGACCTCGACAAGCTGGTGCGCGCCGTGCTCGACGCCATGACCGGCATCACCTACCGCGACGATGGGCAGGTCGATCGGATCGTCGCCCGCAAGACTTACGGCGAACCCGGCGCCCTCATTGCGATCGAGTCGTGGCCGGTCTAGCTCACCGCCCGATCTTCGGCCACCGCTTCGCGACCGCCGCCTTGACCGTCCGGTACGACCCGGCCGTGTCCTTGCGCGCCGAGTAGGACAGGGCGCTCCGGGCGCGGCCCGGCGTGTTGATCAGGTACTTGCCGTTCTTCCCGCCGGTCGGCGTGCCGGGCGGGTAGACGAACGCGCTGCGAGGCAGTGCCCGCCGGGCCTTTGCTGTCGGTGCCATGGCGACCTCCCTCGTCCATCCTGCTCCAGCACGGCAAGGCGAACGGGACCGGCTGGCCGGGATGCGCGGCGGCCCAAGCTTGGCGCCGCTCGGCGTACATGGCGCTCGCCAGGGACGCGGATGTCGAGCACGTCGATCACTGCGGCGGGTCCCGATGTTTGCGGAGGTCATCGACCACCGTCCGGGCCGTCGACTCGGGTATCTCGATCGCGCCGATGAGCGTCCGGTAGTAGGCGCCATCGAAGTCCGCCACGATGGCCGCGTCGAGGATGCGCAGGGCGTGCTCGCGGGCATCGGCGACCGACCACTGGCCGACGATCTTGCCGCGTATCTCCACCTTGAGAAACGCCTCGCCGGTCGCCTGCGAGACGCCGGGCCGCAGCTCCAGCGGCGTGCCGGAGGGCCGGGTTCGGCGCCGGTTCGGCCGGATGTCCCGGGCGATCGTCACAGCGGCGATCTTGGCGCCGACCAACGGCGCGAGCTGCCGGAGGACCGCCGCGTCGTAGTCGGCCGCCTGCGCGGCCTCCAGGATGCTCAGCGCGTACGTCACGGCGTTGGCCTCGGTGAGCGCCACCGACGTGTCGGCGTCGAAGATGATGGCCGGGGCATAGGTGCCGTCGGGCAACAGGTCCGACGTGATCCACACCGCGCCCTCGTCAGTCACCATCGCGCACCGCCCGCTCCCACTGCGGCAGGCCGTCCTCGCCGACGCCGTCGAACTCCAAGCTTGGGCACGGCTTGTAGTTGCCGTGCCAGCCGAAGGGCAGCCAGCCCTCGTTCATCCGACGGCCGACCGTGCCGTACCGCTCGGCCAGCTCCGGCAGGTCCGACCAGTCGTGCCAGGTCAGCTCCGGCGGGCGGCCCTTGAGGCCCTGCGCCGTCCTGGTGAGGATCGAGGACAACCGGCCAAGCAGCTCGGCGTACTCGGCTTCCACGTCCGGGTCGATGTCGTCAGCCATCGGCGCCGTAGTCCTCGGCTCGCATCCGGGGCCGACCTTCGATGCGCGGCAACGGCTCATCGACCGTCTCGCGCACGATGGCGATGCCCGCCTCGGCCACCGTGTCGGTCAGCACTTGGATGATGTCGCCGCGCGAGGTTCCCGGCGGCCAGAACACTCGGACCTCGACGGTGATCTGCTCGACCGTGGCGTTCGGCGCGGGCGGCCCCGGGGCCGGTACCCGCCGGATCGCGTAGGCCGACCGCCGATGCCCCACGTCCTCATCCCCGTCGTCAATCATCACGCCTCGGTCGCACGTCGGCCCGGTGGTCCAGGTTGCCCTCGTTGTGGCGCATCGCATCGTCCAGCGCGGCCTCATGGTCGCGATGCGGCGTGCCTTCCCAGCCGCAGTCCGGGCACACCGCCACCTGCCGGATCACGATGCCTGCTGGCGCTCTAGCGCGGCGGCCTCATCGCGCCAGCGGAGGATCGCCTCAAGCTGCGCGGCGGTCAGCGGCGGTTGCCCGGCCGCCGCCCATTCGCGGACCAGGATGGCAAGCTTCTGATCGCGTCGTGCCCCCGTGTTCGGATCGGCGATCACGCCACCTTCGGCGCTTTGTACGGCTTCACTGGCAGGTGCCCGTCGGCATGGTCGGCGCGCTGGTGCGCACTCATGCCGGGGCCGGTGTTGGCGACGAAGCCACATTTGCATTGCTCGGTGTTGCCACTGGTCGGCAGCACCCGCTGGCTGGCCGTGATCTTGTCGATGCCGTGGATCGACCCGAGGTGGTTCAGCACACCCATCCGGGAGGTCAGCGGGATGCTGCACTCGGGGCAGGCATAGATCGTGTGCTTGGCGTTGGCTCCCGGCGGCCGACCTCGGCGCGTGACCGGGCGAGGCGACTTGGCCTCAGGCGCGGCGCCATGGCTGTCGAGCAAGTCGCCGATGCTGCGGACCGCCTTGGCGTGCGGGTCGCACAAGTCGAGCGACAGGACCGGCCGCTGGTCGAGTGCGATGAGCACCGTCTCGGTCGCCGCGATGCGTTCGCCCTTGTCGTCGCACTCGTCGCACCATGCACTGATCGAAACTTCCTTCATGCCGCGTGGCCTTTCTTGCTGGCGCCGCTCTGGCGCGGGAGGGCACTGGTCTTGGCGTCCTGGTGGTCATGGGATGGGTGGGTGAGGATGCGCGTCAGCGACTCCAGCCGCAGGTGATCGCGGTCCTCGCCGGTCATGCGGCCGACGCCCTTGAGGGTGTAGCCGTCGGTGTAGTCGTAGCGGTTGCCGAGCTGCTGACCGTCGCGGCTGATGTCGCGAAATCGTTTCGTGAAACAACGACTGCACCGAAGTGCTGTTTTGTAGACGTTGTAGTCCGGGTCCCAGGTCGCGGTGAACGGTCGCCACGAATGGCCGAAGTCGCGGCATTGGATGAAGTTCGCGCGCATGTGGTGCAACGCGCTGTCGAGATCGAACTCGGGCGATGGACGACTCACTGGCTGTTTCCTTTCCGATAGCGGCGCACGCCGGAGGCGAGCTGGGCGGGGTCCAAGCTGAGCAACGGGGCCAGCGACTCGGCCGTGAATCCGTTGTGTAGCAAGCCATCGACGTATGCAATGAAGGTACGGCCGGGCGGGCTCGACCAGTCATATCCCGGCGGTGGCGGTACGGCGCGCAGGAGGCGTTTCGCCTCTCGCACCTGCGGCGTCGCAGTCGTGAGTTTGTGCGGCGTGGTCATGGGGTGGACGATCGCCACCTTTCCATCTGACGGGGGCGGGATGCTCCAGTGCTGCGCCGATTATGCCTCCTGTTAGGCCCTTCCCCGTTCTTTCGCGGTAAACGGCGCCGTGTGCACTATGACCCGATGTGACCGTGGCCGCAATAGCGCGGCAAGTGAACGGCGTGTCAGAACGCCACGCCTGACGACGGGCGTGCCAGGTGTGGCGTGAGAGAATCGGAGAGCGCGGGCGGCCGGGCCGGTGCTGGGATGCTCCTGGCCTGGCCGCCCGGCTTCTACTTCCGGGGCCGACGCTTGCGGCCGGGCGCGCCCATCCCGGGCCGGTTCTCCAGCCATGCGGTGATGGTCGACTCGCGCCACCGGGGCCGGTCCGGGACCGGCAGCTCGTCCGGCTCGGGGAAACGACCGGCCGCCCGGTAGCTACGCAACGTGGCCGTCGACAGGCCGGTCATCGCCGCCACGTCCGAGTAGCCGAGCAGGGCATCCGCCACGCCCGGCATTCTGCCGCGCCGCGCGTCGTTCGTCACGACGCGCCCGCCAGTACCTCCCGGACCTTCGCCGGGACATCGGTCTCGTTGCCGTGACGGTCCGGCGGCCCCAAGAACAGCACCGGGCCGCAGAGCACGTCGCCGTGCCCCCAGCCCAGCAGGATCGCCGCGCCGGTCGCGAGGGTGTTGGGCGGCAGGCCCTTGATCTTGCCTTCCTCGTCGCAGAACGCCGACCAACCCGGGCCGGTGATCGCCTCCAGCCATCCGCCGCCGATGGCCGCGATGAACCCGTCCAAGCTTCCGTCCAGGACCAGCTCGGTCACGGTGCCGTCGGTGTCGACCTTGAGCACTGTCGTCATGGCCGCTCGATCCCCTCGTAGATGTCGCCCTCCACGTAGGTGATGCCGGACCCGTCCGGCGCCCGCATCGCCCAGTGGTACGACGCCTTGGACCAGGCGTACGACCAGCCCGCGCCGAGTAGTACCGCGTCCAGCGACTCGTCGCCGCCCGACCCGCCGAAGAAGCCCGGGCTGTTATGGCCCGGGCTCCCGAAGATGGCGAGCACGTCGGCGGCCGAACCGGCCGACTGCGCCTGCGCAAGCTGCGCGTCGATGGCGTCCCAGAACGCATCCAGGCCCATCAGAACCCCCAGCCGACGGACTTGTCGGTGATCCGCCACACGCCGTGACGCTTGGTGAAGTCGACCGACGCCGTGCCGGTGATGCCGTAGTGCCCGGCACAGGTCCGGTAGTCGCGCCCTTGCATGGCCGGGCTGTATTGGTCGCCCGAGATCGCATAGGTCTGGCGCCCGGCGAAGCGGAACACCCGCCGGACCTTGGCGATCGAGTCGCCCCGGTGAAGCTTGCGGTACTCCGGCTTGGTCACGCATGGCTTCGCGTGCCGGGCCGGGGCCGCCGACGCGGGCGCCGCGATGCCGATGACGGCGCCGAGCGCCAGGACGGCCGCGACGATGGTGGCGGTGATGGTGCGGGTCATGCCTTACCTCCAGTGATGAGGACGAGCACCGGGCGGTGCTGGTCGGGGACGATCAGGATGCGACCCTGTGGGGCGGTCGGGGCCGACAGCGGTACGCGCCGCCGCTCGGCCTCGGCCACCAACTGGTCGCAGGAGTCCGGGCGCACTGGCTCGGCCACCTGGCTTTCGGGCAGGGACGGCCGGGCCTTGCCGTTGCGGTAGGCCGCGACGTAGCAGCCGGTTGCATGGGTCGGCCCGACGTGGCGCCACGGGTCGGCGCCGTACCGGACGATGCGGGCACCGCATCGGCAAGTGGCGCGCTCGCGGTCCGGGTAGCGGACCGGCCCGGCCCCATGCGGGGCCGGGCCGTTGAAGCGGGGTCGGGTCATGGGCGGCGCACCGGCTCGGCCCGCTTGGTGCGATCCGTGAAGCGGTCGTCCCAGCCCTCATCCGGGACGAACGTCGCCGCCCGGCAGCCGCGCGAGTGATCGCGGTCGATGTGCTGCCACCACTGGCCGCCCTTGACGCGGGCGATCGGGCGCTGGCACCACCGGCAGGTGTCCCAGTCCAGGCGATCGGCGAGGGCGACCTGGAGGGCCGCCACATCGCGCGGGTCGTCCAGGTCGCGCAGGTCGGCGATCACCGGGTCCGGCAGGCGCCGCCCGCGACGGGCCGTCATGCCGACACCGTCGCGGAGGCCTCGTCCTTGACGACGGCGAGCGGGCGCTGCGCCTTGGCTGCGTTGCGGGCGGCCCGACTCTTGGCCGGGGCCTTGGTCGGGGCCTCGGTGGACTCGGCCGGGGCCGCGTCGAACAGGGCCTCGATGCCGCACTTACAGCCCTCGGCGATCTTGGCCGCCTTGTCGATGTCCAGCTCGGTCGTGCGGCCGGTGACGAGGCGGTTGATCAGGTGCGGGTTGACGCCGTAGGTGGCGCCGATCTCGCGGTAGGTCGTGCCCGCCGCCTTGACGGCTTCCTTGAGTGCGACGCCGGAGCGGACGACGCAGCGGCCAGCCTTCGGGGCCGATGCCTTGCGGGCCTTGGCCGGGGCCGCCTTGGTGGCCTTCGGCTTCGGCGCCTGCCACATCGTGACGGTCGTGGCGGGCGAGGCGTGGAAGACGGCTTCGGTGCCGTCCTCGGTGACGTGGGTGATCGCGTAGACGCGGGTCGCCTTGCGGGCCGAACCCTTGACCAGCTCCGACGTGATGCCGGTCACGGTGACGACGACGCCGGTCTTGCGGGCGGTCGGCATGAGAACGCCGGTGGACTCCTGCGCCACGAGGACGAGCTTGTCGCCGGTGCGGACCTTGCTGATGACCTTGCGGCCGGTGGCGGTTGCCATGGTTGATCTCCTTGGGATGCTCGGGGGCCGCGTCTCGGCCCCTCATCTAATGTAACGCGCCGCGCGGCGGTTTCATGCCCACGGGTGGGCGAGATGTTCGCTGGTTCTGTTCATCGACGCGAAACGCGCTGCGTGGTTCACTGTCGACAAGGCGCCACGGGCGGCCCGGCGCCGACCAGCCCGCTCGCAAGCTTCGGAGGCCCGCGTCGTGCCGACTCTGGCGTTCTCGGCCTGCCGGGTGCGGACCTGCCCGAACCTGGCTGACGCCAACGGGTTCTGTCGCTCGCACGCCCGGGCGCCATGGGCGGGCAGCGCGCCGATGCCGACCGGCTGGGCGCGCATCCGGGCCGCGATCCTGCGGCGCGACCCGGCCTGCCGTCGGTGCGGCGCGCCCTCCGTGACCGTCAACCACATCGTCGCCCGGGCGAACGGTGGCACCGAACACCCGAGCAACCTGGAAGGCCTCTGCAAGGCCTGCCACGACGACATCACCAAGGCGCAGGCGGCGGCCGGGCGCGCGGCGCGGCGACCATGAGCGGCCAGCACTACGAGGCCGACGTGGCGATAGCGATGCTGCACGATCACCCGCGCAACCCGCGTCGCGGCATCGACCAGGTCGTCGCCGAGTCGATCGACGCCAACGGGTTCTACGGCGCGATCGTGGTGCAGCGATCGACCGGCTACATCCTGGCCGGGCACACCCGCCGCCGTGCCTTGATCGCCAACGGCATCGAGAACGCGCCGGTGATCTGGGTCGACTGCGACGACGACACCGCGCTGCGCATCCTGCTCGCCGACAACCAGACCGCCGCGCTGGCCGAGTGGGACGACCGGATGCTCCTGGAGGTTCTGGAGGAGCTGTCGCTCGCCGGGGACGGCGCGTTGGCCGGGACCGGCTTCGACCCGGACGAGCTGGCATCGCTGCTCACCGAGATGTCGCTGCCCCCGGCGCAGGCAAGCCCGGTCGACCGCGAGCTGGCCAAGGCCGTCGGCCTCGCCGCCTACGAGACGACCGACCTCCGGCAGATCATCCTCGTCTACGAGCGGGCCGAGTACGAGCGTGTCATCGAGGCGCTGGAATCGCTCCGTGTCGCGGCGGGCGCGACCACCTTCGCCGCCGTCCTCGGCCCGCTCATCCTCGACGCGGCCGGGGCGCCGCAATGCTGACCGTGGCGACCGCCGCCCGGCAGGTAGTGGAGCGGGCGAAGCTTGACCCCGCGACCCTGGTCGGCGCCCCGGTCCGCCTCGACGGCCTGGAGCGGTTGCCCGAGAACACGATCGTCACCAACGCCGACGACCAGCCGTTGGTCGCCTACCTGCGGCTGTGGCAGTCCGGCGACGCCGTGCTGGAGGCGTTGCGTACCGAGCTGCTAGAGCTCAAGTTCGCCGAGTCGCGGCGCGTCAACGGGTTGTCGGTCCGGGCCAAGTCGTTCGGCTACCTGCCCCGGATCACGATTCGCACGACCGACTACTGCCGTCCCGCGATCGTGATGCGCCAGCACCCGGCGTTGGCGGCCGTGCTGACCGAGCTGGCGGCCATCCTGGAGACGCGCTACGCCGCCGTCGCGCCCGACACCTACCGCCATCACGCCGAGGTCGCCGAGACGAAGGTCCACAAGGCGTGGCGCCTGCCCGGCTCGGCGTGCTTCACCGGCGGCACGATCAACCGCGACAACGCGATCGGTTACCACCAGGACCGGGGCAACGTCGCGGCCACGTTCTCGGCGATGCCGATCGTCCGGCAGCACATGACCGGCGGCGAGCTGGTCATCCCCGAGCTGGGCGTCTACGCCCCGGCCGCTGACGGCACGGTCGTCTACTTCGACGGCCAAGACCTGTGGCACGCGGTCACGCCGATGGCCAAGGCCCGGCGCGACGCGCACCGCTTCTCGATCGTCTACTACTCGCTCACCGACCTGTTCCACTGCCTGCCGCCCGCCGAAGAAGTGGCGCGCATCCAGGCCGTCCGCACCGAGCGCGAGGTTCGCCGCGCCCACGGCAACCCGCCGCCCCGCAACGTCGCCGCGTCGGCACGGGCCAAGGCCGCCGCGATCCGGGAGGCCCGTCGATGACCGCTGCCCTGGTCGACCTGTACCAACCGAAGGTCGCCCGCGTCCTGCGCAAGCTTGCCGATCCGCCGCCGCGCTACATCGTCCGGCCGGACACCTCGGATTGGAAGGCGATCCGCGAGGTCTGGGAACGCAACGCCTACTGCCGCAACGGGATCGAGCCACGGCCCGGCGAGGTCTGGCTGGACGGTGGTGCCAACGTCGGCGCCTTCTCCGACCTCGCCGCCCGGGCCGGGGCCGAGGTCGTGGCGTACGAAGCCGAACCGGCCAACGCCGACTTGACCGCCCGCAACACCCCGGCCGACCGGGTCGCCGTCGTGCAGGCCGCGCTCGTCGCGGACAAGGTCGCGGCGGCCAGCGGCGGGTCGATCGTGCTGCACGTCAACTCCACGCCGCTCGGGCTGCGACGGCACTCGGTCATCAAGGCCCGGCGCGCCAGCCATGCCGTCACGGTCCCGGCGCACGGCATCACCGAGGTCATGTCGGCCGGGTACGCCGGGGCGAAGCTCAACATCGAGGGCGCCGAGATCGACATCCTCACGTCCTGGTCGCCGCCGCCCCACCTGCGCGCCCTGGTCGTCGAATGGTCGTTCGACGTGGACCCGCGCATCGCGACGTTGCAGGCCGCGTTGGCCCGGCTGCGGCATCGCTACCCGACGGTCGTGCTGAGCAAGCGAATCCCGTGGGACGCCGAGCGATGGCCCGCCAACTACTTCCCGCCGCAGGCCTACATCTACGCGACCGATGGCGAGGCGATCACATGGCGCTGAAACGACTCTGGCTCCCGTCGCCCAACTACTCGTCGCGCGGCGGGTCGAGTGTCCGGCTGATCGTGCTGCACACCAGCGAGGGCGCGCAGGACATCCGAAGCTTGGGCAACTTCTTCGCCAACCCGTCGTCGCAGGTGTCGTCGCACGTCGGCATCGACAACAAAGAGACGGACACCATCGGCGAGTACGTCAAGCGGGGCAACAAGGCGTGGACCGCCGCGAGCGCCAACCCGGTCGCCGTCCAGGTCGAACAGTGCACGCCGTCGGGCGCCGCGAGCGGCTGGTCGCGCGACTACTGGCTGTCCAAGCAGGAACGGATGCTGCGGACCACCGCGAAGTGGATCGCCGAGGAAGCGGCCTACTACGACATCCCGATCGTCGCGCTGTCGGCGAGTCAGGCACAGGGCGGTGGGCGCGGTGTCTGCCAGCACGTCGACCTCGGGTCGATGGGCGGCGACGGCCATACCGACTGCGGCAAGGGCTACCCGATGGATCAAGTCCTGGAGTGGGCCAAGGGCGGCGGCGACGCCGGAAAGGACGACGACATGCCCGGATGGGTGCGCGTGAGCGCGACGTACGACCAGTCGCTCAAAGCAGGCGAGGCGAAGTCGCTGAGCTTCGACCATGAGTCCTCGGACGTGGACAACGTGTTCGGCGACAAGGTGCCGTCCGGCGGCCACCTGCTCACGATGCGGCTCACCGGCCGGGAGTACGTCTCGACGGTGGCGCTGACGGCCGACGACGGCGTGAGCAAGGGAACGCTGTGGACCTCGCTGTGCGATTGGGACGGCAGCAAGAACACCCAAGAGCTGCCGTGGAAGGAGAACCCCGGCACGTCCGGCACCACGTCGGTCGTGGACACCCGGGCCGGGCGCTGCGGCGACAACGACGAGGGCGGCCTGCGCGTCTGGGTCAAGGCCTCGGCCGACTGCAAGATCACGGCAGCGCAGTGGTACGTCCTCTACTGGTGATCCGCGCCACGGGCGTGATCATCATCGGGCGCGGCGCCGGGCGGCGACGGCGCGGACGCTGGCGGCCCCGGTGATCATCTTTCGCGCTGGCAGCACAGGGTCGCACGGTCGTCAGGTCCGTGCATCGGCTCGACGCTGGCGTGGCTGGGTAGCAACCCCTGGCCGCGCGCATCCGACCGGCAAGCGATCCCCGTCGGTCCCTACATGCCGTCAGGTTTTGCCATTTTTGGGGGCCGACGGTGGGTAAGCGTGGCCCGGCCGGTAAGCCGACGCCGCTGCGCATCCTGCACGGCGACAAACGCGACCGCATCAACCTCACCGAACCGCTCCCGCGCGACCTCCCGACGACCAATCCGGGCTACCTTTCGCCGCTCGCGCAGGCCGAATGGGACCGGATCGCCGCCGATCTGGAGTCGATGAGCGTCTCGCGGGCCGTCGATGAGTCGGCGCTGGCCGCATATTGCGAGGCGTACGCACGATGGCGCACGTTGACCGAGGTTGCGACCAAATCCGGGCCGCTGATCCGCAACCGCGAGGGCGCGCTGGTCAAGAATCCGGTCTACGCGCAGGTCCGCGACGCCTCCGGCGAGCTGCGGATGTGGGCGCGTGAGTTCGGCCTGACGCCATCGGCCCGCGCCGGGCTGCACGCCGAGGCCGGACCGCTCGCGGCGGCCGAACGGCTGCTGTCGGGATGACCGCCACGGTGCTCCCGGTGTGCCGGTACACCTTCGATGGCTCGACCCCGTGCCGCCATCGTGGCGACCATCGCTGCACGGCCCGGGTGGCGCACGTCCGCGCGTTCTTTGTCGAGCTGCTGGTGCACACCAAAGGCGACTACGCCGGGCGCCCGTTCGTGCCGTCGCGCTGGCAGCACAACCATGTGCTCGCGCCACTGTTCGGCGAAGTCACGTTCGACGCCAAGCGGCGCCGCTACGTCCGGCGCTACCGCACGCTGTACCTGCTGATCGGCCGGAAGAACGGCAAGTCCGAGCTGCTGGCCGGGATCACGCTCTACCTGCTCGCGGCCGACAACGAACCCGGCGCCGAGCTGTACGGGCTGGCGCTCGACCGCGACCAGGCGGGCATGGTCTACCGCGTCGCGGCCCGGATGGTGCAGCTCTCGCCGACGTTGCGGCGCCGGTTGGTCGTCATCCCGTCGGCCAAACGCATCGTGGACGAGGCGACCGGCTCGGTCTATGCCGTCACCGCCGGAGACGCGCCCGGCGCGTTGGGCCTCAACCCGCACGCGGCCTACATCGACGAGCTGCTGACGCAGCCGGATCGCGAGCTGTACGACGCGATCCGCACCGGCATGGGGACTCGCGCCCAACCGCTGCTGATGATGGCGACGACCGCCGAGTCCGACCCGGCAAGCTTCGCCGCCGCCGAGCGGGTCTGGTCGCTGCGCGTCGCCGAGGACCCGGCGTTGGAACCCGATCGGCTGCCCGTGATCTACACGACGGACCCCGAGGCCGACTGGACCTCGCCCGCGACGTGGAAGGCCGCCAACCCGGCGCTCGGCGACTTCCTGGACATCCGGGTGCTGGCGAGCGAGTGCCGCAACGCGATGCACAACCCGGCCGCCGAACGGTCGTTCCGACAGTTCCGGCTCAACCAACCCGTTGCACAGATCGGCCGGGCGATCGGCATCGCCACCTGGCAGGCCTGCGACCCGATCGAGCGCCCGCTGGAGGGCCTGCCATGTTTCGCCGGGCTCGACTTGGCCAGCACGCAAGACCTCGCCGCCTACGCCCTGGTCTTTCCCGACGATGGGCACGGGTTCGACGTGCTGTGGCGGCACTTCACGCCCGCCACGGCCGTGCGCGATCTCGACCGGCGCACTGGCGGTCAGGCGTCGGTGTGGGCCGCCACCGGCGACCTCACCGTCACCGACGGCAACGTCATCGACTACAAGGCGATCATCGCCGCGCTGGAGGCCGATCGCGACCGCTACGACATCACCGAAGTGGCGTTCGACCGCTGGGGCGCCACCGGCCTGTCGTCGGACCTGATTGACGACGGCTGGCCGCTCATCGCGTTCGGCCAAGGGTTCGCCTCGATGTCCGCTCCGACCCGCGAGCTGCTTCGCGCCGTCGGGGCGGGCTCCTTCCGGCACGGCGGCAACCCGGTCGCCGCCTGGGAGGCATCCAACGTTGTCGCGCGCACCGATCCGGCGGGCAACGTCAAGTTCGACAAGGCCCGATCGGTCGACAAGATCGACGGCCTCGTCGCCGCCGTCATGGCGCTGGACCGCGCGTATCGACACCAGGCAACACCGGCGGCGCAGGACTTTGCCGTCGCTGGATTCCGGTAAGGGGACCGACGATGGCCGACTACACCTACCTCGGGCTCAGCCTCGACCAGTGGCGCGCCGCCGGGCACGCCAAGCTTGCGGCCCAACGGGCTCGCGCGCTGAACAGCACCGCCTACTACGACGGCGATCACCCGCTCGGCGCGCTGCCCGGCGAAACCCGCGACATCTTCCGTCGGCTGCTCAAGGAATCGCGCACCAACTGGTGCGAGCTGGTCGTGAACGCGGTCGCCGAGCGGCTGTCGGTCATCTACTTCAACTTCGGCGACGACTCGATCAACGACCTGGCGTGGCTGGTCTGGCAGGACAACGCGATGGACGCCGACGCCGAGATGGCGCAGACCGATGCGTTGGTGTGCGGCCACTCCTTCATCGGCGTCTGGCCGGACACCGACCACTCGTCCGGGGTCCGCATCGACATCGAGCACCCCAGCCAGGTCACGGCGTTCTACGCGCCCGGCACCCGCCGCAACCCGTTGGCCGTGTTCAAGTCCTTCGGGATCGACGGCGACGGGTCGCTGGTC